GCGGCTGCGCTCTGGTCGTAGCTTCAGCCGCCTAGATCAGTTCCGCATCTTTGCCCAGCGCGGCCTGCAGGTCCCGCTGCTGCGTGCTGGCACCACCGAGATTCCGCTTGGCAGCACCATGCTGTTCAGCGATCTGGCCAACTACCTGCTCAGCAGCACTGAGACTGGCGCCGGGCAGCTTGCGGCCGGCTTGGTGGATCAGGAGCAGATGCGCCGCTGCAGCAAGTTCCTGATCAACAACAACCTGTTCTTCAACGACGCCATCACCGATCCGATCAACATCCGCAGCTTCTTGGGCGAGGTGGCGCCGTCGATGCTGTGCGCGCTGGTGATCCGCAACGGTGTGTTCTCGGTCGAGCCCGCACTGCCGTTCAACCCAGACAGCGGAGCGATCGAGACCACCAAGCCGGTCAAGATCGCGGCCATGTTCACCTCGGGCAACATCATCGAGGATTCGTTCTCGGCTGAGTATCTGGCGGCTGAGGAGCGCAAGGACTTCACCGCTGTCGTCCGCTGGCGTGAGCACAACGACAACGAGTTCCCGCAGTCACGGGCCTATGAGGCGCACTACACCGATGTGCCTGAGGAGCGCCGGCCGATCGAGGAGTTCGATCTGCGCTGGGTTGGCAACGAGGAGCACGCGCAGCTAGCGGCCCGCTACTTCCTCGCCATCCGCCGGCGCGTGACGCACACGGTCAAGTTCAGGACCACACCGCTTGGCAGCACGCTGCTGCCGGGCAGCTACATCTTGGTCAGCACCAACGCCACGCCCTACACGCCGCTGAGCAACGGCATCATCTTGGCCGATGGCACCATCATCAGCACCACACCGCTATCAGAGGGCACCGTCAGCATCTACTACTGGGTCCGCGGCAGGGACACAGTGGACGAGACCAACATGGTGGTCGAGAAAGATCCGACCACCGGCGTGCTGAGCACCAAGGCGCCGCGTGACGCGATCTTCTCGATCAAGCCTGCGGGCGCGCAAAGCAACTGCTACATGGTTGAGTCCATTACGCTGGATCAAGACGGCATGGTGGAAGTCTCCGCCAGTCATTTCCCGCTTGATGCAGAGGGCTTTAGCCTCATCGTCAAAGACGTGGCAGCAACAGGCGGCACCCCCACCATCGCTGGCAGGTCACTCTGATGGCAGGCACCTTCCCCACGCTTGTCCCCAACAGCCGGTCATTCGATCCCGGCGACTGGCCCGTCAAGCGGTACAACACCGAAAGTGGCGCCGAGATTCGCATCCTGCGCGGCAGCAACCGCGTCAACGCCACGCTGGAGCTGGGTTACGACAACATCCCTGATGATGAGGCCCGCAAGTTTCTGGATCACTACCGCGACAACCAAGGCACCTTTGGCACTTGGCGGTTTGTCGGTGACGCGACGGCGCCGTTCAAGGGATTTGATGCCAGCACGACTGGGCTAGAGGCTGAGCCTTGGGGTCTTGCCTGGCGTTACGACGCACCACCACAACTCACGCAAGCCAAGAAGGGCCGCAGCAATGTGCGTATCACGCTCAAGGCCGTGGTGGCCTGACGCCCTTACACTGACACTAGGAGTGCCGCATCATGGCTAAGGCTTTCACCGGTAAGGATGGCAAGCTGCTGATCGGCACCACCCCGGCCGGAAAGGTGGTGGACTGGTCGCTTGAGGGTCAGAACGAGATCCTCGAAACCACCACGCTGAACGATGCCTACCGGTCGTTTGTGTCGGGCCTGATCGGCTTCAGCGGTTCTGCCACGCTGCTCTACTACGAGGACGCCGGCGTCAACAGCGCCAGCACGCTGATCAACAAGGCGCGCAAAGGCGAGGAAGTCACACTGGTGCTCCGCCTGGTGGACGGCAGCACCAATAAGGACATGAAGGTGACGGCACTGCTGACCAGCTTCTCGGTCGGCGTGGCAGTGGGCGACATTGTGAAAGCCTCGTTCAGCTTTACCGTCACCGGCGACTTTGCTGAGGTGACGATCTGATGACGGTCTACCTCGGAAACTTCGGGCTGGTCGCATTAACGCGCAAGACGCTGCAAGGCGCTCAGCGCTTCAAGGTCACGCCTGCTGAGGTGAACGTAGGCGAGAAGCGCTTCAAGCTCAGCTTTGCTGATGGCACTGATGTCACCAGCGTGTTGATGACTGGCGATCGCGTCACGATCAGCCGGGCACCGATCACTGCCGGCGATCTGGGCTTTGTCGCTGCACCAACCGGCGCCTGGTACATCAACATCGACGAGCTGGGCTCCATCCGGCTCTACACCAGCTTGGCCAATGCGCTGGCAGGCGGCAAGGCAACAGCCGTGACGCTATCGGCACCAGCTGCTGATGTGGATGTTGATGTCACCCTGCAGAACAACCCCGAGCGCATCCTGTGTCAGGTGTCCAGCTATGAGCTGAACACAGCACGCGAGGCGGTGGACACCACGGCGCTGTCGGATTCCTTCCGCACGCAATACTCCAGCCTGCTGACCGGCAGCGGCCGGCTGTCGGCTGTCTGGGACTTCAAACTGGCCAGCGGTAACACCGAGGAGATCCCCAACTATCTATTGCAGTTGGCGCTACGCACCGAGATCGGCGGTGAGTTTGCAGCAAGGTTGTTCCTGAAACAGGAGAACACCGGATCTGGCCCCGGCGCCAGTGACGCGCTCTACTACGCATTTGATGGCGTCATCACCAACGCTGGCGTTCAGATCTCGCCCGGCACACTGGTGGAGATGAGCGTGGAGTTCATCACCACCGGGCCAATCAAGTTGCTGCTGCCGACACCGAGCGATGAGCTGCTGGTTGAGGGCGGCTTCAAGCTGCTGGCTGAAGACGGCACCACGAGCTTAGACCTTGAGCTGCCCTTAGACTGACCAAATGGAGCCTTGGCGCAATGGCTGACAAGCGGATCTCAGACCTTAACAGTCTTGTCCAGGCCGATGTGGCATCAGGCGACCTGCTGCCTGTTGTTGACATAAGCGCCAGCGAGACCAAGAAGGTCACCGTGTCCGCTCTGATCGGCGCGGCGGTGTCGCTGGTGGCCGATGGCACCATCCCCAGCGGCAAGATCACGTTTGCCAGCGGTGCCATTGCAGCGGCCGCTCTGGCTTCTGATTCCGTCACCACCGCCAAGATCGCTGCCGATGCAGTAACTGCGGTCAAGCTGGCCGACAACAGCGCTGTCATCGTCAATGCCACGGTGCCGGCCAGCGGTGACTTCATCGGTCAGATCTGCATCGATACCGATACCCAGACCGCTCAATACTGGTCCGGCAGCGCGTGGGTGGACTTCGCCGGCAACAGCGCAGTGGTCACGATCACTGGCTCGACCAGTGAGATCGTCAACATCACGGCCACCAAGAGCGGCAACACCGTCACGCTGGCCACCACGCTCGACAACACCGGCGCCGCCAACCAGTTCTTGGCAGGCCCGGTCGGTGGTGGTGGTGCCCCGACCTACCGCACGATCGCGGCCAGCGACATGCCGGCGGCCACCAATGCAGCTCGCGGTGCCGTGCAGGTCAATGGCGAGGGCCTCCGCATGGATGGCAGCGTCATCGAGATCGACAACGATGTAACGGCTGTCACGAACATTGCCACTGGCGCCAAGGTCATCACCTACAACGCCAAGGGCCTTGTCACCGGCAGCCGTGCGCTCACCGCCAGCGACTACCCGATCGCCACCAGCTCTGTCGTGGGCGTGGTGCGGCCCGGCAGCGGCCTGGCGGTTGATGTTGACGGCACGCTGAACCACAGCAACGCCGCCACGCCGGGCACCTACACCAAGGTCACGGTTGATTCGCAGGGCCACATCACCACCGGCACCACGCTGACCGGTGCGGACCTGCCCAACCACTCGGCTGCGCTGCTGACCAGCGGCACGCTCGGCGCTGGCCTGTTCGGCACCAACAGCATTGCCGGCACCAAGCTGGCTGACTACGCAACGGTCAAGTTCGGCGGCGCCAGCAGCACCGCCGGCGTGGTCACCTTCCCGGTGGCTGAATTCGCCGGCCAGCAGTTCTTCGATCAAACCAACGGCGACCTCTACCTCTGGTCTGGCACCAGCTGGCAGCCGATCACGGTTATCTCAGGCGATCTGGTCTACGCCGGCACCTACAACGCCGGCACTAACCAGGTCAAATCGGTCACCACGCAGGGTTCTGCTGTTGGCTTGACCGTCGGCGCCGCTCTCCCGGCTGCCTCCAGCACCAACCTCCGCTACTACGTGGTGGTCTCGGATTCGGGCACCGGCGTGTCGCCTGCTCCTGTGGTGGCGCTGGCACCGCCGGACATGATCGTCAGCAACGGCGCCACCTGGGATCTGGTGGACGTGTCGAACGCCATCGCGGGTCAGATCGCCAGCAACATCTCCGTCACGCCCTACGGCAACATCGCTGCTACCAACGTTCAGACGGCGCTGCAGGAGCTGGACGACGAGAAGCTGGCCAAGGCTGGCGGCACTGTCACCGGTGAGCTGCTGATCGGCAGCGCTGGCTCGCTGGCGTTTGAGGGCAGCACCGCTGACGCATACGAGACCTATCTGGCGTGCGTCGATCCGACCGCTGATCGCACGATCACCTTCCCCGATCAGTCCGGCAACGTGCTGGTGTCGGGCAACGCCAGCATCGTCAACGCTGACATCAGCGCAAGTGCGGCGATCGCCTACAGCAAGCTGTCGCTGAGCGGCAGCATCGTCAACGCGGACATCAATGCCAGCGCCGCGATCGTAGACACGAAGCTGGCGACCATCGGCACGGCCGGCAAGGTCAGCAACAGCGCCACCACCGCCACGGATGCCAACACCGCCAACGCGATCGTCTCGCGTGATGCCTCCGGCAACTTCACCGCTGGCACCATCACTGCTGCGCTGACGGGTAACGCCAGCACGGCTACGGCACTGGCCACCGCTCGCAACATCCAGGGCGTCAGCTTTGACGGCACCGCGAACATCACGGTGGTGACCGCTGGCACCGGCATCTCGGTGACTGGCACTGCGGTGGCGAACACGGGTGTGCTGAGCGTCAACGGCAGCACCGGCGCGGTTACCAACATTGCGGCCACAAATACCGCCCAATCCTTCTCCGCTGCTCAGCGCGGCACGGTTTCCGCCCTTACCTCGGCTTCTACGGTCACCGCCGATTTTGCAGTCGCCAACAACTGGAGCCTCACGCTCGGGCACAACGTAACTTTGGCGAACCCGTCTAATCTCACCGCAGGTCAAAGCGGGGCGATCGTCATCACGCAGGGTTCTGGCACTGCTTACACCGTGTCCTACGGATCGAACTGGAAGTTTTCAGGTGGCACGCCAACAATGAGCACAGCCCTTAGCAGTGTCTCAACGCTGGTGTATTACGTCGAATCCGCCAGCCGCATCACCGCACAACTCCTCACCTCTGTTGCCTGATGATTCCCGGAAGCGCTAACCCCCTGCTGCTTCGCAGCGCAGCTCCCGCCACCTATCAGGTGCAGCGCAGTATTCGCCTGAACTCAGCAGACTCGGCCTACCTCAGCCGCACTCCCGGATCTGCTGGTAATCGCAAGACGTGGACCTGGGCGGGGTGGGTGAAGCGGAGTGCGTTTGGCAGCAGGCAAGTTCTGTTTGGCACTGGAGATACAAGTTTCAACAATGCCAACTGGATTGAATTTTTTAGCGACGATAAATTACGGATAGGGGATTACATAACTTCAACACAGTACGAAGTAAAAACAACTCAAGTATTTCGAGACGCATCCGCGTGGGGGCATTTGACAGTTGCAGTGAACACTACTCAAGCGACATCATCTAACAGGGTAAAAGTTTACTGGAACGGGACCGAGATCACAGCATTTGATACAGCAACGTACCCATCTCTCAATCTTGATACGCAACTCAATACAACCAACGCTCATGGTATAGGTAGAGGCGGAGCTTATAACGCTCAGTATTTCAACGGCTACCTAGCCGACATCCACTTCATCGACGGCCAAGCCCTCGACCCCACCAGCTTCGGAGAGTTTGACGCCACCACCGGCGTGTGGAACCCAAAGGCATACACCGGCACCTACGGGACGAATGGGTTCAGATTGCCGTTCTCGGATAACTCAGCCGCCACCAGCACCACGCTCGGCAAAGACGCAGCCGGCAGCAACAACTGGACCCCGAACAACCTGTCCGTGACCGCTGGTGCAGGCAACGACAGCCTTGTCGATAGCCCCACGAATTACGGCACGGACTCGGGCGCGGGGGGAACGGTTAGAGGCAACTACTGCACGTTAAATCCATTGCAGATAGGTAGTGCAATAACACTTTCAAATGGAAATCTTGATTTAAGCTCTGCATCTTCTGGATCTAGCCGTGCATGGGGAACGATTGGGGTTAGCACGGGTAAATGGTATTTTGAGTACGTTCAAACAAGCGGCAGTTTTACTCAAGCCGTAGGAATTAAATCCAGCTTTGCGCAAGATAATAATACCAATTATTTATATTCCGGGAATGATGGCAATAAAGTCAACGCATCAGGAAGTAGCTCTTCTTACGGCGCCACTTGGGCGCTCAATGATGTAGTCGGGGTTGCGTTTGATTTGGACAACGGAACAGTTGCTTTTTACAAAAACGGTACCAGTCAAGGACAAGCATTTAGCGGAATTGCTTCAGAAACTTATTTTCCGTATGTAGCTGGCTGGGCTGGAGGAACGTTTGCAGGCAACGTCAACTTCGGCCAACGCCCCTTCGCCTACA